TCAGAGTTGCAAAAATTAACAAGAGAAATTGAAGAAACAACTAATAGAAGGGTTAAATTGTTGGGCACTAGTTGTGCAAATAAACCCGCAGTATTTTTATACTTAAATGATTGTTTAGTTCACACTTATTTTTTCGATGAATTGCACCACGAAATAAATACATTTTGTGCGTTGATAAATGCTTTAAAGTACGGAAAAAATCCAGTTAATTTTTAAGAACGACGGTATGGAGAAGAATAGCAATGATTACAAAAATATATTTTGATTATTATACAGAATGTGAAATTATTGTAGAAGAAATGGAAAGAAAAGAAGCTATTAGTTATACAACAGATTTTATTGATGGTATAGAACTTTCAAAAGTTGGTGGTTGGTCAACAGAAATGTCAATATATGTTGAGTATAAAGACGGTAGTCACTACTTAAATATTGATGGTGATGAGTACGGAAAATTCAAAAAGATAAATATTAAAGGTATAATATTAGATGATGGTTATTGTTATTATGTATTTGGAAATTATAAAATGAGCGAAAACACAATACCCGTTATCATATGAAAGACATTTAAACAGTTTAGAAAATGAAAAACTGCCTGACGAGTCTTTGAAAATTAAGACGAAACACCCGAAAGGGTGTTGCAGTAAATGAAAGTGGGTGTAATTATGATATTAAGAATTATGTTAAAAGACGAACGATTTAAAAAAGGATATCGTCAGGTTACAAAAGAGTTTAAAACATATTCTGATTTAACTAACTATTTACAATTTAATAAAGATAGAATTTACGGACAAGTAAAAAAATACACTATCCTTGACAAAGGAAAAATTAAAGTAGGTGTTATAAAATGATTGATATTGACATTCACGAAATCAAATATACCTTAGATATACTTAAAACACATTTTATGGAAAATTGTTTGGCTAATTGGTGGGAAATATCGAATTTAGAAATAATAGAAAGACATTTAAATAATATTGAAAATGAAATAAATCGCCCGATGAGTCTTTGAAAATTAAGACGAAACAATGTTTCACATGAAACATTGTTGCGATTCGCAAATTTAAAGAAAAGGAAGTAAACAAAATGGTAAAATTCACAAGAACATTGACTTATTACAAATTTACGTGTTTAGTCAATGAAAACGGAGAACCCAAAGAAAAGGTTTTTAATGTTACAGAAAGCAACGAAAACAAAGCTAAAAAAGAGCTTTTGAAAAGTGTTGAAAACTGTTTGATTATGAAAACCGAAGAAGTTAAAGAAAAAAGGGAAATGACACTAGATGAATTTATTGCAAATTCTCACGTTGTCGAATAATTAAAAGGAGTGTATTAAAATGAGTAACGAATTGCAAATCAAGGAAAATGTATTGGATAATGGGTCGCAGATGTTAGTATCGTCTTTTAAAATGGATTCTATGGAAGATAGACTAAAAGTTTTAAAAGCAACGAATACACCAGACCATAGAATTAAAGATTTTGTTAACATGGAAATTACTATTAAAGATATTTACATTGAAACTGTAAATGTTTTGCAGGAAGAAAAAGACGAAAACGGAAAGGATATTTACCAGACTTGCCCGAGAACAATTATTGTTGATGACAAAGGCGAAAGTTATGTTGCCGTTTCGTTCGGAGTTTTCACAGCTGTAAAAAGAATTGTTGAATTGTTAGGCAATCCGCATGACTGGGAAAAACCGATTAAATTTAAAGTAAAACAAATTACAAAGGGTGATAGAAGCATTTTGACTTTTGAACCAGTTGTAAAATAAAATAATTACGTATATCTTGTGTTTGATACAGTATAATATAAGGCGGACATTGAATCGCTGTCCGCCTTTAAAATTAGGTGATTATATGGATAATTTCAGTTATCAATTTAGTAATGATTTAAAATTTTATTTTTCAACCCCTAAACAACTAATTTATTTTAAGCAAAAAGTAGACAATAAAAAAGTAATATACAATTTGAAATATCGTTATAAAAAAATTTACGGTTTGAATATAACTGATGAAATGGCATATTTATTGTTGTATTCAAAAATTGTTAATGATTTTAAAATAGAGTGTTGCGGGGTGATTCTATGCCGAAAAGACGCAGAGAATATAATCAATTTTCAAATGAAATCAATAAACAAGTTAAAAGATATAATGAAAAAATCAGAAGAATAAAAAATAAATATCCCGAACTAAAAAATTTATATAAAGATACACTAAAAACTAGTGAATTAAAAGATGTAATATTAACTGCTAAAGATTTAAAAAAATTAACATTATCAATAGATAAATTATTTATAAACGAAAATATTAAACCGATAAAAACTAAATCTGGATTAACATTGAATAAATGGGCAATGGACGAATATAACAAAAATGTAAAAACTGTAAATAAGTTAAAATTGAAAGAATTAGACATAATGTTAAAAACACCGTTTAAAGGTAGTGAATTTTCATATGCTCAAATGGGTGGAGATATAGGAAATGAATTAAGACCAATAAGCAAAAAAGTTAATGAATATAATAAAGTATCTGATTTTAGAAAAATGTTAAAATCAGTGCAATTTAGGAGTTTTCCAAGTTATAGCAAATATAGAAACAATTTATATAAGGAAAATTTTATAAAGTCATTATATCAAGTAGGAAATGAATATATAGATGAATACGGAAATGTACAAACAATAGATTTAAAGGAAATAATTTCAAAAATTCCCGCAGAAAAGTTTATTGATTTTTTAAGAACCATAGGTGAAGATTTACACTTAATTTTAAATGAAAATTATACAGTTTTACAACAACGTGAACGGTTAACTGAACTTGTAGAACTAACCAAAGGATTTGGGGTTGATGTTGTTTAGTGCAGACTTTGAAACTATAACAGATGAAAATGATTGTCGAGTATGGGCATGGGGTATTTGTGATATACCTTATACATTTGCAAATTTTGGTAATAGTATAGAATCATTTTTTGAACATTTAAAAACATTAAAAGAAAATTCAAAAATATATTTTCACAACCTTAAATTTGACGGTAGTTTTATTTTAAATTATTTATTATCAAATGGGTATACATGGGTAAAGGAAAAACAAGAATTAAAAATGAATACATTTAGTACCATGATATCAGAAGATATAAAATACTATAATATATCATTTTATGTTAACAATAAGGTAAAGGTAGATATATACGATAGTTTGAAAATAATCAATTTAACAGTGGAACAGATTGCAAAATCTTTCGGAATGCCATTTCAAAAAGAAGAAATAGACTATAACGAATATAGAAGTAAAAACCATATAATGACAGAACAAGAAAAAAGTTATTTATTAAACGATATAAAGATAGTTGCAACAGCTTTAGATTATTTCTTTAAACAAAATTTAAAGAAAATGACACAAGGAAGTAATGCATTATATAATTATAAACAAATTATAGGTGGTGAAAAACATTTCAGACAATTTTTTCCACAATTAGATGTTAATATTGATTCAGATATAAGGAAAGCATATAGAGGTGGTTTTACGTATTTAAATCCAAAATTTGCAGGAAAATTAATAAAAGAAAATGGATTTGTTATAGACTATAATAGTCTTTATCCTAGTGTTATGTTAATGAAACCTTTGCCGTATTCACAACCAGTATTTTTTCAAGGACAATATGAACACGATAAATATTATCCATTATATATTCAACATTTAAGGGCGCAATTTACTGTAAAAAAAGGTCACATTCCGACTATACAATTGAAAAACAATTTATCATTTATAGCTAATGAATACATAACAGACAGTGGTTTTGAATATCCAGATTTATATTTAACCAATGTAGATTTATGTTTGTTTTATGAACATTATGATGTTTATAATATTGAGTTTATAGACGGCTGGAAGTTTAGAGCACAAAAAGGAATGTTCGATAAATACATTAACAAATGGAGTAAGGTAAAGGTAGAAAGTAAGCTACAAGGAAACAAAGGAATGACACTAATAGCTAAACTTTTGTTAAATAGCCTATATGGAAAGTTTGGAACATCGCCAAAGGGTAGAAGTAAAAAACCAGTATTAGAAAATGGCGTATTAAAATTTGAGAAGTTAGAGGAAGAAGAAAGAAAACCCGTTTACATTCCATGTGCAGTATTTATCACAGCATGGGCAAGAAACGAAACAATAAGAATGGCACAAAAAATACACGAAACAGGAAAATATATTTACAGCGACACAGATAGTATACACGCAATAGGTGATATTCCAGATTTTATACCGTTAGATAATGCTAAATTAGGATATTGGAAACATGAATTTAACATAAAATATTGTAAATACTTAAGGCAAAAATGTTATGTTGATTACGGTACAGAACCTAATAGTAATAAATTGGAGCGTAATATAACCGTTGCTGGATTACCTAAATCAGCTAAAAAGACATTTACTATTAAAAAATTTAATATTGGCAGTGTATATTCTGGAAAGTTACAACCAAAACAAGTCAAGGGTGGGGTAGTGCTAAAAAATACAGAATTTACCATAAAAGGGTTGACAAACGCTAACAAAAGTAGTATAATGAAAGGAGAGAAAGGGAAAAAGTCATAACATATCATGTTCGGAAACCACAGTGAAGAACTGCCGATAATGATTGTCTAGGTGGTACTAGATGTTATCGACTTTTCCCAATCTTGTAAAATGGAATATTTTAATATAAACGATGTTTTGTCGCACAACAAATTATTTAACTTTATTGTTGGTGAACGTGGAAACGGAAAAACTTACGGGGCATTAGAATACGTTGTAAAGCGTTATTTAAAATATGGTGAGGAATTTATATATTTGAGAAGATTTAAAACAGAGATTAAAAAAGTAAATTCTCTGTTCGAACCGTTGAAAATAAATAACCCGAAATGGGAAATAACAGAAAAGAATAAATGTTTTTATATGAATGGTAAGTATATGGGATTTGCACACGCCTTAACGCAATCAGTTGTACAAGCTAGTGTCGCAACACCTAAAGTAGGTACAATTATATTTGATGAATTTACCATGAAAGAGGGAACATATCACTATTTAAATAATGAAGTTGAAGATTATTTTTTGCATTTTTGGTGTACAGTAGATAGGTTTAGAGGTGTTAAAGTAATATTCATAAGTAATGCTTATTCTGTAATTAATCCATACTTTTCATATTTTGGAATAAACTTTGATAACAGTAATATTTGGAAAAACGATGATATAATTGCTATAAAAACAAATAGTGTCAAATATCGTGAACAAATAAAGCAAACACGTTCGGGGCAGTTGTTGAGTAAAACAAACTACGGAAATTTCGCATTAGACAATCAATTCAAACTTGATAGCTATGATTTTATTGCTGATAAGACATCAAATGCGAGATACAAGTTTGATATGATTCTTGATGGTTTACAAGTCGGTGTTTGGTTTGATAACGAAAGTGGTTATTATTTTATAACAAATAAATATAGTTGCAATGGAGTAAATTCAATTAAATTTGCATTGAGTAATACAGATTTAAAAGGAGCAACAATATTTACAAAAAATGTTCGGGGAATATTTCAACTTGAAAATTTAGGAAAAATGTATCGTTATGGTAGGGTTTATTTTGAAGATTTACAAATTAAAAAAGTATATGAAAGTGTGATATCAAAATGGTGATTAACAGAAAAATGTATCATTATTCTAATCATTATTATGAAATGGGGTTTACAATTAAAGAAGTAGGAATGTTTATACATAAAATATTTGAATTGCCAGTAACAACAAGTAAGCGTATAGCAGAATACTGTATATATTGTAAACAATCGAACAAGGGTTTTTGCCCAATTGACACACAGGAGTTGATAAGATGAAAGATATTTTTTGTTTTAGTTGTGCGTTTGTAAGCAGTGCAATTTTATATCTGGTAGGTGACATAACAATGCCTTTCATAATACTTCTAGTATTTATGTGTACTGATTACATAACGGGGTTAATACTATCTGGTGTATTTAAAAAATCAAAGAAAACAGAATCTGGTGGGTTATCATCTGAAATAGGATTCAAGGGTTTAATCAAAAAGGTTTGTATTATAATTTGTGTAATAGTCGCAAATTTGCTTGATTATGTTCTAAATACAAATTATATTAGGAATGTTGTTATAATTTCATTTATGACGAATGAAGTCATTAGCATTATTGAGAATTTGGGATTAATTGGTGTAAAAATTCCTAAAGCTATAACTAATGCTATTGATATATTAAAAGGAAAAGAGGACGATGAGAATGGTAAGATTGGGGATTGATTTGTCGGAACACAACGGAGATTTCAAAAGTAGTAGAATTGACGATTTTGAATTTGTTATGATTCGAACTGGGTACGGAAGTATTAACAAGGACAAGCAAGAGGATAAACAAGTTTACAATAACGCTAAAAAATGTATTAAAGCAAAAATACCATTCGGGTTTTATCATTATACATATGCACTTGATACGAAAATGGCAGAAGCTGAAGCAGATTTTTGTTTGTCAATTGTAGACAAAATATCAAATCAAGGACACAGACCGATGTATCCTATTGCGTTTGATATTGAAGATAAAAAACTTGACAAGCTAACAATTGCACAACGTACTGACATTTGTATTGCATTTTGCGATAAAGTCGAAAAAGCAGGGTATTACGCTGTTATTTATGCAAGTACAAGTTATTTTAAATCTAAATTAGATTTGCAAAGATTAACACGATTTGACAAATGGCTTGCAGATTGGACGAAGAAAAAAGATGAAGATTTACAAAAAATTATTCCGCACGGTATGCGACAATTTAAAGTTGATAGAAACGAAAATCTTGATTATAATTACGCTTACAAAGACTATCCCGAAATTATCGGCAATATGTATGGAATCAAAAAAGAGTTAAAAGTTGGCAGTGTTGTAAAGGTTCTTAAACCTATTATATATGGTACAAATAAAAAGTTTAAACAATACTATGAATACTATGAGGTATTAAGCATTGGAAAAATTAGAAAAAACCGTATTGTAATAGGTAGGAACGGAATTACAACAAGTGCAATTGATAGAAAATATTTAGAGGTGATTAAGTAATGACAATTGATGAATTATTCCAAACTATTGCAGAAAAGACTACAAATAACGAAAACATAAGTGTTGAACTAAATGATTTAATGACAAGTGTAAAATCGTTACAAGGATTAACCGCACAACAAGAGCAACAAATAAATGAATTGCAAGACTATAATTCAAAATTAAAAGACGCTAATAGTAATTTGCTGTTGTCAAAAGGGTTTGTTTCTAGATTTGAAAAAGAACCAGAACCAGAACCCGAAGAAGATAAACCTAGAGATATTAAAGATTTTATTAAATTTGATTAGGAGTGATTTTTATGGGAGTTAATTTAGAGAACGGAGCAGAAGTAGTAAATACAGTAGTAGAGAATATGTCACCTACTTTGAGGGCAAGTATTCCACAAGCAACAGCAACAAATATTCAAGATGTAGGGAAACCTATTTTACAGTGGAGTGAATTGGCTAATGCATTTTATACTACTCTGTTTAATTTAATTGGAATGACTTATGTTGAATACAGAAGCTATAAAAACCCGCTTTCAATGTTCAAACGTGGTGATTCTATTTTAGGTAGTGATGTGAGAGAGATTGCTATTAATTTGCAGACAGAAAAAGATTACGATGTAAACGGTAGTAGACTTTTGACAAATGAAGCACCAGATTTGAAAGTTGCTTATTATAGGGTAAATCGTCAAAAAGATTTTGAAGTTACAAATATTGAAAGTGAATTGCAAATGGCATTTTCTAGTTGGGATAACTTTGGTACGCTTGTTAGCAGAATTGTTGATAACCTTTATCGTTCAAACGAAGTTGCAGAGTACGAATGGACAAAGGCTACTATTTCAACTGCTATTACTGATGGTCATTTAACGGAAACACAACTTGCAATGCCGACTGATTCCGCAACTGCAAATGCGTTTGTTAAGAGTGTCAAAACATTATCAGATAAATTTACTTTTTTCTCTACTGAATATAATGCTTATAACAAAATGGCAACAACTGATACTAATAAATTTAAAACCTTTACACCTAAAGAGCAACAGGTTTTGATTGCAACCCCTGAGGTAATGGCAAGCATTGATGTAGATAGTTTGGCAACAGCATTTAATTTATCTAAAGTAGAGTTTATGGGAAGAACTATCGTTGTAGATGATTTCGGCGGAACAGATAAAAAACCGATAACCGCATATGCAATGTTATGTGATTCAGCATTTATCAAAATTTGGGATAAAACAAAATATTTTAATACATTCGTAAATCCTGCCAACATGAGCGCAAAACACTTCTTCCATGTATGGCAAACTTATGGATATAGTCCATTTGCAAACGCTGTTTTATTCAAACCTGCTCAATAGTTTATGAAAGGAGATACGGAACATGACTTTTACACCAAATTCAAAGGTGCGGTTATGTTCCGTTCCTTTTAGCGATTATACCAACGTGTTAAGTTTTGGCAGTGATGATGAAGCTAGAGCAAATTATTTTATCAGTAAAACTGTTTATAACTTAACCGATGTTAATGGTTATAGTTACGTTAAAGGGAGCGGTGCTATCCGTGTAAACAAAAACAAAGAATCATTATACAATGTTAATTATATGATGTATCGTAATGATAATTTCGGTAGTAAATGGTTCTATGCTTTTGTTGATTCACTTGAATATATTAATGCCAACGTAACGGAATTGAGATTTAGTATAGACGTATGGCAAACATGGGAAAGTGCTTTAAATTTTCATGAATCATTCATTGTACGTCAGCATATTCCAAAAAGCGAAGATACTATCGGAGCAAATTTGCAACCAGAGGGATTTACAAATTTAAAATATGTTGAAGAAAAATTATTAAGAAATGATTTAGTTAAATATCATTCGTCTGATAAATCGTTAGCTATAATAGTTTGTTGTACAGAATATCCTGACGGAGATAGTGGAGCATGGAGAAAACCGCCTAAATGTTTAATTGATGATGTACAAGGCACGTTAGCATATATCCCATTCATTTCTAAGGATACATTTTTTAATTTTTTATCAAAATTTGTCAATGAAAGCGGTAAATCTGAATCAATTGTAAATATTTTTACTTGCCCAATAGAATGTTTTTACGACCAGACAAGTGGTACATTTAACTTTAAAGAGGGTACGCCTTTGGGGGTATCTCCGAATGTATCAGTTAGTGATGTTTGGGAAACCAATTGGATTAGATATAGAATACCAAAAATGAATAAAATAAACATTGGAACACATGGAACGACTGTTAATCATTATGCTAGAAATAATAAAATGTATACATTTCCATTCACTAAGGTGATATTAACTAATAATAGTGGAAGCAGTTTAACATTTAGGCAAGAATTTTTTGACGGAACACCAACAGAGGGTGAGGACATTGTTTTTGATGTAAGGAATACTGTTTTACAACCTGTCACATCATATTGTCACCCTGCCAATTATAGAGAGGGAGATTATGTAAACGGACTTTCATTAACAAATTATCCTATGTTGCCGTGGTATACAGATACATATAGTAGGTGGTTAACATTAAATCAAAATACATTAAAATATCAACAATTGACACCTATTATAAATTTAGGTGTTTCAAATTTTAATAACATGATATCATCAGCGACAGGTGGAGCAAGTAGTTATATTTCATCAGCAGGACAAATAGACAGTGCAAGAACTACCCAAGGACAATTTTCTGGAATAGCAGGTGCAATCGCTAATAGAGTATCATCATTAGGAACGCAAATTAATAACACTGTAAATAACCTTGTATCAACTGGAGAACAAATATGGAGTTTTTACGCAAAAAAAGCTGATATGGAATTACAGCCAAATTTATCAGCAGGAAATTATAACGCAAATAATATTTTACAAATGAATCAAAAATTAAATTTTAGTGTAATGTTTCAAAGAGTATGTTTCGAACAATTCAAACAAATAGATAACTATTTTGATAAATTCGGTTATGCCATAAACGATTTTAAAGCTGTTAACTATAATAATCGTTCTAATTTTGATTATATTGAAACTTCACAAGTTGTCATTGAGGGTGATGTTCCAGAAGATGACATGAACGTAATAAAAAATATGTTTAACAGCGGTGTCAGAATATGGCACAATACAACAAACTTTTTAAACTTTAATGTTGCGAATAACTAAGGTGGTGATAATATGGGAAAACGTAAACCGTGGGACACAAATTTATCTGGGTTTAAAAACAATACTGCATTTATGATGTACTACACTTATCTAACAAATCTATTGTTATCCAGATATGAATGGAAGAACTTACCCGATTCAATGAACGAACGGTTTATAGAACTATGTTTATTTGAAGATGGAAAAGCAGTATTTGTCAATGATGAACTTTACGGAATGTTAAATTTAAGGTATGCAGAATCGAACACATTAAACATTTATCAAGAACCAGAAGAAATAAATGCATATTCATTAGACTATCACAAAAATTACAAATTACAAGATGTTGCATTAATTTACAACAATTATACAAAAACACCAGATTTTGGAATTGTTTGCGAATACGCTTTACGTTTGTATGATATTCGCAGAACAATAGATGTTAACACAAGAGTACAAAAAACACCTTTGTTAATGTTGTGTCCAGACAATAAAAAGTTAACCTTAAAAAATATCTATATGCAATATGATGGAAACGAACCAGCTATATATGGATATAAAGACACATTTAATGACACTGAATTTAAGGTATTGAAAACAGACGCACCATTTATAGGTAATGATATGACGCTTTTATTTAACAAAGTGCTTGACGAATTTATGACAAGATATGGAATAAATAACGCAAACACTGATAAAAGAGAAAGGTTAATTACTGACGAAGTAAACGCAAATAATCAATTGGTACAATTATGTAGTGATGTTGGATTACTTTGTAGAAAGCAAGCATGTGAAAAATTCAACAAACTTTATGGAACAAATATTGATGTTGAATTAAGACAAGAACCATTAGAAAAAGAGTATAAAGAGGGTGATGAAAATGAGCCGATATACGATTGAATTACGTTATTTAATTGAGGGTAACTACGATTTAGGGTTAAAAAATTATCCTATATTTGATGAATCATACAGAGAACAACTAAATAACAAAATAATTCAACACTACTATTTCAGAGAAATAGGGTTTGAAACAGAAGCATTGTTCAAAAACAGACTAAATCAAAAAATGAATGAAATAATGCCATATTACAATCAAATGTATGAATCTTCTAAACTAAAAATAGACCCATTATCCACTATTGATTTGGAAGAAGTGTTTAGTAGAAAATCAAAAACTACTGGTGAGGGAACTTCTAGCACGTCTGGAACAGGTAATAATACAAATAATTTCAATAGTACAGATACAACGGATTATGGAAAAATAAGTAAGTTCTCCGATATTGCACAAGCACAAACTACACCTAATGAAATATTAAACGATAAATATTTAACTAGTGCGACAGTAGATGACGGTCAAGATAAAAATACAAATACAGGAACAAATACATCGCAAACAGAATCTACAACAAGCGGAACAAGTACAGACGAAAGGAATTTAGATGAGGACACTACATTAACAAGAAAAGGAAATAATGGTACTGCAAGCGAAAGCGAATTGCTTAATATGTACCGTGAAACATTTTTAAATATTGACATGATGGTTATTGAAGATTTATCCGATTTATTTTTAGGTATTTGGTAAGGAGTGTATAGTCATGATGAACGATTTTAACAAGTTTCCAAACTTTAGGTTTTGGACACAAAGAGTTTTACCGTGCGTATTTGATGAATCATTATCATATGTTGAAAAAATTAACAAGTTAGAACAAATGATAAATGATTTAATCGACGAATACAATAAATTCGGTCAACAAGTCACTAACGAAGTTAACACATTTGAAAGTGAAACTAATCAGAAAATTCAAGAATTTATTAATCAAGTGACACAAATTATTAATGATTTTAAACAACAAGTTACAACAGAAATTACAAACTTTGAAAAACAAGTAACCGATAGACAAAACGAATATGAAGAATCAATGAATACTCTGTATGCTCAATTTACACAGTCTATTAATTCAACTATTGAAGAATTTGAAAACAGAGTAACCGAACAACAAAATTTATTTATGACACAGGTTAACAACCGTATAAACACTATGCAAGCAGTTGTTGATGATATTCCTGAAACAGTTGCTAACACTGTAAATGAAGTTGCTATTCCATGGTTAAATGCAAATGTTCCTGATATGGTTGAAACACAGGTTGCACAAGATGTATGCAAGGTGTATGACCTTGACAATGCAACTATCGCGTCTACTTTTAATAATGACGCTAACAATATGACTAACACAGGAGTGTATTTATTAGTTTCATCTATTAGTAATATACCGTCGTCGGCTGTGTTTCCCGCATATTTATTTACTAGTAATTTGGGTGGGGACGGTCAAACAGTATCGCAATATATAATTGATTCAGCATCTGGAATTTGGACACGTGAAAGAATTGGCGGAACAGGGTCAACTTGGGATGAATGGCATAATGAAAAAGACATGTCATTTACTCAAGATTTTCCAGAAGCATTAAATTTTAATGACCTAAAGAATCAATTCGGATTTTCTCTACGTAGCCTTAATTGGGTTAATGGACCTAGTGATTTACCTGATAGAACTCCGTGTTTAATTATATCAGGAGGTATTAAAATGGGTAGTTTGGGTACAAGAAAAGTACAAACTATTATCAGGATTGACACGGGGGATATACGATACAGAATGTACCATCCAACGGCTGGAACATGGAATGCATGGAGTGTTATGAATAGAAATAATTTTCAGATTCAACGTCTAGTTGCAGACACTTCATCGAACAATCTAACAAATACAGGTATATACTACACTGATTCAAATTCAGGTGTTACAGTTTCAGACTTGCCAAATACAAAATTAGAATATGGAAGTATTTATATACAAACAATTACAAATCCAGACCCTATGACAGTACAATATTTATACAACACAGGTGATTATGGTGCAAGTATATACTCACGTCAAAAGAACGGAAGTTCATGGGGAACATGGAAAGCCATTGCACCAAATGTACGTTATGAAGAAACAACAACTTTTACATTATCTGGCGCTACCCCAAGCTATGAAAATTACTATCCAACATCTATTTCAACAATTGGATTACCAGATGAAAATATTTTTGACGGATTTGAAGTACAAGCAATAGTAAATATTGACGGTAAATCAAGCGCTCCTAGACCGATGTTGTATAACGCTAATTTGGTATATAACGCTAACTCACCTAATGTAATAACAATAGGATTT